CGCGATCCAGGCGTACCACGCGGCGCGCTGCCGCCCCACTGCATGATTGTCGCCATAGGACTACCCAACCCGGCGCCCTCACCAACCTGGCAGTGCTGGCGGGCCCAATGCTGCATCAGCACTTCAATTTCATCGATCATCGCCCTTCCCCCCGAAAAACCGAACCCAACACAAAAAACCCGCAACCCAACACAAACCCAACACGAATAAATCCCTTTAAAATCAATACCTTTATTAACTTTGAGTTGAGTGTGTTGGGTTTGTTGGGTTCTTCTGTCCTCGCATAAGAAAAAAAACTACCCATGGCCTTCAGTGCAAATAACGTCACGTATGCGCGCACGCGACACCAAACCCAACACACCCAACACAACAGTCTGAAACCCTCGCAAATAAAGGACTGAAACTGTGTCGAGTAGCCAAAACCAACCCGACACACACCCGACACACCCAACACACTTTTGGGCGTACTCATGCGGCAGCCGCCTTGATGTGGTCCCAGTTGTCCACATTCCAACCCGCCAGCTTCGCTTTCGCTCGCCAGCTGACGACCATCGTGCCCAGCTCGGCCGCTTTCAGTGATGGGGGTGGGGAAGCGTCCTGATCGACAGGAAAGAAGAACGCGCCAAACTTGCGGTTACTTCCATCGGTCCACGGGATCGATCGCGTCTTTTCCACTTCGGAGTTGATGAACAGCGAGAACTTCGTCTGACTCATCACGTGTTCTTTGTTGCGCTGGCACCACTCCAGGAACAGCGAGTAAAGGTCCGTCGACAAACACGGTCCCCAGAGCCCCTGACCCAGCTCGCTGTATTTCCACAGGTGCAGAAACGTCTGCCAACCGGCCCTACTCAAGGCCACCAGCCGTTCACGGGCGTCCGTTGATGGTGGGCGTGTCCGCTGATTGAAATCGGCTAAATCGATCGACAGCAGCCAGCCGTACAGGGCTGCAACGCCACCCTGTTCCAACTCCTGTCCAATGGCTTTCTGGCGCTCGACCGACAACGTTTCCATGGGCCAAACCACCAGCATCCGGCGATCGCTGTCGCTGATGGGCCACGGCATAATCTCGTTACTCAAGAACACCGCGTTCATATGGTTGGCTTCCTCCCAGCCATTGATGAACTTCGATTCCATCCGCACCGTTTTGCCCGTGACAAGATGTTTGATCTTGCCCACCTGGTTGTAGCGCTGATCGCGGCTCACAACCTCTTCGAATACCGCCCACAACTTGCGGCTTTGCCAGGCGTTGAAGTTGCTTTCCAGTTGGGTCTGACCAACTGTCGCGGCGTACTGGCCGTAAAGCTTGCCCAAGGTATCGGCGAAAAACAGACTTTTACCCGAACCCTCCATGCTGGAGTGCATGAGCACCGCGGTATCCATCTTGGCGCCCAGGTGCTGCAGCGGATAGGCCAGCCAACGAGTTAACCAGATCGCCGCATTCTCATCGTGGTTGCAAAGGAACGAAATCAGCCACCGCAGGTTCACACAAGCTGCATCGTCTCTGACTGGCTCCAACGGCAGACCGTCAAAGGTGTTGATGTATACCGCCGGATCCTTAGTCATGGTCGGATCAAAAACGATGTGGTCCACATCTACAGTGCGCCGCTCGCTGCTGTTCAACCACAGCGCGTATGCGTCACCTAAGGCCATTTTCACGGCACCTTCGGCAACACGCCGCTTCTTCTCGCGATCCCAAACGTCTTTCGTGCCATCGATGTAGACGTAACGCTCGGTCGGCGGCATCCCCAGGGCACCACCCTTCTTTCCCGACATCCGCCGCGCCTGCTCGATGTCGCGCACGTGATCATCAGCAATCAGCCGCTTACCCATGTCATCCAGCCACGCCTTGGCGAGAGGCTTGCCTACGCGTGCTTCAAACGCGGCCTTCTTCATCACCTTCGACTGGTCGCAGTCCCACACTTGCGTGGTTCCCTCGACCAACGCAAAGCGACGAAGCAACTGATCAAGCGTCAACACGCCCCCCACACCCCCATCAGGAGCCGGAGCGGCCTCGCCGTGCTCGTCGTTCGCAGAGCTCGGCCCGCTCATATCACCGGATGGGGTTGGGGGAAGATCACGGGGCGAAGCATGTTGCATTCCCAACATGCGCGCAGCGTCTTTCACCGCCTTCGACTGGTCTCCGCCGTGCTCGAGCAAACAGAAAACTTCAAAGGCATCATTCTGATGCCCGTTCGCGAGCGGATCGGCGCCGTGGTGCGAGTAAACTTTGCCTTCGCTGACTGTTACACCCGGCATCCCGGTGCTGCTGTGCGGATACAGCCATTTGCTTCCTCGTTTGATGTAGTCGTGCGCGCGCAACAGCTCTTCAACGTCGTGGCTGCGATTGAACTCATCAATTACAGAAGGCTTGCCTGCTGCAGGTGGCGGACGCTTGATGACTTTCGCCGGAGGGGTCTTCGGCTTGGGTACCCACGGACAGGCGGCCTCAGCGTCGCGCTTGAAAATGTCCCAGTTGTTCCAGATCTTCAGCAACTCAGGCGCAAGTACCGGCAAGCCATCAACAGAGCTCGGTGGCGTGCGCCAGGTGTACGGCTTGCCAGTGCCCGGATGAATAGATGGCGGCAGCACGTCTTGCACCAGCCCGCCCCGCAATTCGAACACGGTGATGCGCTGATACTCATCCGCCTCAGCCTGCGCTTCCGCTTCACCTACCGCATCTCCAGCGTCCTTGGCAGCTTTAGCCTTGGCGATCAGCGCCTTGTGGATCGAACCATCAGGATCTTTTTCGTTGGGCCACGCAAGTGAATGGCGGCTCAACTCAACGCCGTCAGGCACGCGGAACATGATGCGAAAACGCGCCGGGTTGCCAACTACGGTTGGAAACACCAAAGCCATAGCATCAAGGTCAATTCCCAGCTGGTCATAGAGCACGTGCCGAGCCCACTGGACATCATCAACATCCAGAGAACAGATGCGGCTCGGCCCCAAGACGACTCCGAGGTTGTGATGGGGCTTTTTTTCCCAGAACAGAGCAGCCTTCGCCGACTCCGTGAAGTAGCCACCCGGCTTGTTCCAACCCTTCCCCTTCGGACCCTTTTCACCAGGTTCTATCGGGACTAACGCCAAACCGAATGTATCGATGTAGAACTGAGCCCAATCAGCAGTAGGCAATCGATTTTCGTGATCACTCATCTGCGCCGCTCCCGCAACCCCTGGCAACTGACGCAGGTAGCACAACCCTGAATCGTCTGTTGACGAAGTAACGGGATAGGTTCGTCGCAATCCTCACAGAATTGCGCGCTGACAGCGCACGCCGGGCGCGGACGTCGATCCAATGCCACCTGTAGGAAGTACTCGGCCTGATCGTTGGCGATATCGATAACGTCAGTCATCTTGGCGGGCCTCCATCGCTTCTCTGGCCCCGGCCATGATGCCCAACACCGCGCGGATTACGTCCGCACCGTGCTTCTCCAGACATTCAACTTCGTTTGGCTCCCAGACGTTGTCGGCAGCACCTTCGTGCATGCTGGAAACAAACAGGCCGGTCTGGTGCAACACCTTACTGACCGCCAGCAAAGCTTCCTTGGTTGGCGCCGCCGCTTCCGGCCTGTACCAGACCATTCCAGCGGGCCGCATCAAGGCATCCAGCACCAAGGGATTTGCCGTCAGGCGTATCACTTCTTCCAGCTCATCAGGATCAAGCCAACGGCGCTCTTCGTCGTGTTTTAGCTTCTTCTGGAGGGTGTCGTAATCGATGACCATGTCCAGTGCCAGAGCAGTCACACCGCCCCGATAATCATGGCCCGCCCGGTAAAGTGCTTTGCGTAGCGAAAGGACCGGGCCTGCGCCCGGCAAAAGATCTGTGCGACTCATTACCGTAAATCTCCTATTTACGGTGTGGCCGTAGAACCAAACACGCTCTATTCTACGACCACGACCGATGTGCTGTGCGAATCGTGCTGTGCAGCACGGTTCATCGTTCCAGTCGGCCCAGGGGATTCTTATGGTGAGAGGTCCTGGGCCGACGCGCTATGTAGCGACTTGCATGTTCCTTGTGTAGCTCGTTGCATCCGGCCTGAGTTTCTTTGGTGAGAGGTTTCAGGCCGGTGTTTCATGTGGCGTTACGGTGTGTGCTGCGTATCGCCACCGCTGAGCTGGGGGATTCTTATGGTGAGAGGCCCCAGCCCGGCACCCTTTAAAGCGTTGACTCTCGATCAGCCGCTTCTTTCTCGAGAAGGTAAAGACACTCAATGGCCTTTCCCGTCTCGTACGAAATACCCGCCCCCTTACTGGCACGATGGATAGTCGGCTGTGTTGACCCGACCTTATCGGCGATCGCCTGCTGGGAATAACCCCGAACTGCTAAGTAGGTAAGCATCTCTTGAATTGTCATGACTCTGTTCCCATGAGCTTTCTCATAGCAAATCATACGAAAACGGATAACTCGAAGCAATACAATTCGCATAATTCAGAAACGTATGGTGTGCCGGTGGAAATTGCAGAGCGCCTTCGAGCCAAGATGCGTGAGGTGGGATTAAACGAGAGCCAGCTAAGTCGCAGGTCCTCGGTACCACAACCTACCATCAACCGAATTTTATCCGGCGAAAGCTCAAGCCCAAGGAAAACGACGCTGGAAGCGCTTTCGCGGCCACTTGGCGTTACACCAGACTGGCTTCTTTTCGGCGGTGAATCCGAACCGGCAAGAGATGGCTCGCCAAGCGCAAAGGACTACGCGTTGATTCCACAATTCAAGGCCAAAGGTTCGTGCGGACATGGCTATCTTAATGAGCATGTCCAAACGACCGAGGGCCTCGCTTTCAAGCGTGACTGGTTGCAGCGCATGAAAGCAAAACCTGAAAATCTGTATGTCATTTATGCCGAAGGCGACAGCATGGAGCCATACATTTTCGATGGGGATGTTGTACTTTTCGATACGTCGCAGACAGAGCCGAGAGACAAGCAAGTCTATGTAATACGCAGGCCGGACGGAGGCAACAGCATTAAAAGGTTAACCCAGCAGCTCTCCGGCAGCTGGGTCATTCGAAGCGACAACGCGGATAAAATAGCCAATCCAGATGAGCCAGCGACCGAAGAGGCTATTCATGAAATGCCATTCCTGGGGCGCGTTATATGGAGAGGCGGCGGGGTCGGTTAACCAGCACTAACCGCGGCTTGTCCCAAAGTTAAGTCAAACCCGCCAATGAGCGGGTTTTTTAACACCCGCACTGCCACTTATGCAAATTCGCATTGACTGTAATTATGAGCATTCGTATAGTTTGTCTTGTACACCTCTCACCAAAGAGTACGAGACATGCAAACCACACAGCACAGCAACACCCGCTGCCCGGTCTACCTGCACCCTTCTGCATGCAGTAGCCGCGCTGCTGTCGAGGCCATCCAGCACCGTACCGGGCTGCTAGTAATCGCCAACCTCAAAGGCCGCACCGAGGCCGTCCCGCCTGTCGATACCGCTGCAGCGGATGCCAGCACCCGGCCGTTCGGAGGTGATGCAGCATGAACAGCTATCTCATCCCTCTCGCAAAACAAGAGCTGCTACATCACATGCTCCAGGTTGGCGGCGCAGCCGTATGCCCACTGCAGCGACCAGAGCAGACCATCCACGCAAGCTTTGAAGTGGAGCTCACCGATGACAACGCAGTTATTAATGTGGACTTCGGCGGCTACACCGGCGAATTGACCCTCAAGCGTTCAGATCGCGCGAATCATCTGCATATGCGGGATTTCATCCAGGACATCGCGAACGGGCGCATTGAGTCGGCAGAGCCTATGCCGCCAACAGAGCAACCGGATACCGCAGCTCAAATACAGCAGATGCTTGCCGAGTCGGAAGCACTGCTGAGCAACGTTCGAAAACTGCTCGCAGCCTGAGGACCGCGCGATGAACCGCACCCTGGACCAAACCGCCGCAGTACTCGGCCTCAAACCCCGCGCGTTCCGTACCAGGCTGCGGGAATTGGGCATTTTCAATAGCAGTGGCGACCTTGCCAGCCAATACCGTGACCGGGGTTACTTGTATTCAGACCCCCGCGTCCGCTGGAATCCAACGATCGGCAAACCCGTTCACTACGCCGTGGTCATGGTGAAAGAGGAAGGGATTGATTGGCTGGCCAAAAAGCTTGGAATCACCATCACGAACAAGGACGCCGCAGCATGACAACCAACTACTTCAATGCCTA